CCATTGTTACAATCTCAGGTGTGTAAGCTAAACCCACATGCACCTTACTCGCCGCACGAGGTAATGTTATCGAACCGCTAGTAACAACTAAACCTTTAACCACGTTGCCATCTGACAACACAGCAACCTCTTCACCTTCCAAGTGGCCGAGTCCTGATATCACAGTAGCCGGTGCGCCATCATAAGATAAACCTGAGTCTACATAGAAACAGTCTTCAGGTAATGTCTCTTCACGTTTCTCCATACGTTCAACATATCGAACTGTTGAACCATTGATTGTACGATTAACTATCGTATAAACAGCATCGCGACCGCTTTCAGTAACCGCCGTGATTGACTCATAAGACCCTTGCGTTTCATGTCTATGCCAACCCCAGACCTCATGCTCACGCTGATAAGTCATGCCAAGCAAAGCACCGTCATTACGCACACACCATACGACACCATACGGTTCAGCCGCGTATGTCATTTCTTCAATCTCGAAACCTTCAAACAGATGTTCAGACATGATTGACAAATCGTTACCAGTGTACTTGTCACTTGTGAAGGTATAACCGAGATCTCGTATACGCGCCCCTTTCTCCTGTACGAAAACAACCGTACTATTCACGACAACTGGTGGCACATAACTACAACCGTTATAAGATTGGATGCGCACACCCACTGAGTCTGGTTGTAATACTTCATCTTGACCTTCAGTAACTAACCACTCACCACCGGATGTCATTAGTATCAAGGCATCAAGTGCCACAATGTGACGTATCTCATTCACTTGACGACCGGCGATCGTAAACGTAACAGCGTCATCCGCACGTGCAGGTGATGAAGTTCTTAACGATTTATAGTTCGCAGTCTGAGTTGTGAAGGTTGCCTGTGGTTCATTATTTGTATTAGCAAAAATTTGACGTTGTTGGTAATAGTTTACACAACTTGGTTTGTCACCTGAAGCCGCGAACGGTTGACGGTCTTCAGGTGGTGCTATTGAAGTGTCTGATCCTATATTGAAGTCACTAAATTCTAAAGCTCGGGTTTCACCAATGAAACCATAAACACCTGTATTGATTGAAGCGGCCTTGTAAACTTTATAATAGTCTGCATCAGTAGCCGCAGTAAATGTAAGTTTCACACCGAAGGTTGCACTTAATGCATTTAATGTGATGGATACTTTAGATGAAGCGATTGACTCACTACCATCTACACCTACTGTTGTGACGACATAATCATAGGTTTTATTAGCACTACCGCTTGCCGTACCTGTGGCCGCTGAAGCGAGTCCTGTAGGTGGTGAAACAGTGGCCGCATAAGATATAACATCTAATGACCAACTAGTATCAGACAAACGACTCAAGTTCCTGGGATCATAATCTGGATGTACTAAAGTAATAACATCAGCCGATTGTGTGAAATTTAAACGTGGTAAATCAGCTTCAAGGTATGGCGATACTAATTCGTATCTAACACCTGGTGAAGTTTCAATGTAACCACCGTTCTTAATAAATTGAATGAGTCCATCTTCAAACACTAAGACATAAGTCTGTGTTGTATTAAAGGAAAACTCTAACAGTCTTGCTCGTTTTGTCGAATCAGAAACTTCACCGACGAAACGTGTGCCAGGTCGTGAGTAAACACCGCCTTGTGATCTCACAATAAAATTCTTACACGTTTCCAAGCCTGACGCATATTTACCCAAGTCAGCACGAACACGTAAACCTGGTGCTAACTCACCGGCTGTAAAACTACGTTGAATGATATTGGCCACAGATTAATTCCTTTGCAGTATAAATTCACTTTCTTGGATACCACCGTTCATGCCGTGGTCTTGTTCGTTCATGTCAGCCGCGATACCGTTACGTATAGTTTCAGTGTAAATCTGTAAACAAGCCGCACGATCAGCACGACCCACTTCACCACCGATGATTGGCATGGCCAAATGTGATGCAAGATACCACGGGAATGCGAGTATAAATAACGAATCGTATTTGTTTGGGTCTGTAATTGAAATTTGGTAGTCAATCCACAAGTCGGGTTGGTTCGCCCCTATAACTTTAACACCGCCTATATTACGAATAGCATACGGTATACGCAACCGAGAGGACGCATTAAGGAAAGGGTTATCGGAATAGTATTGTGGGCGAAACGCGAACCCTTCATCTGGATTTTGAACTTGTGTTACTGGACTTTCCAAGAAGTTAACTCTTAGACAGTCTGTAGGGTATTGGTATACATAGGCATAGTTAAACAGATCAACATCAGTCAGTAACGCAAGGGCCTTCTCACTATGGGCAAACTGCCAGTCGTGGTCCCGAAACATTGCATCACGCACTTGATCGTAAAACAAGTTTACATACTGAGCATTCAAACTGTTCTCAGTAAAGCTGTTAATACTTTGTGCGCGAATATGTGCTAAAGCTGTGTTAGCAAGTTCAACTTTACTAGTCATGACGCATACCCTTATTTAGTTTCGACTTCACCATCCATAAAGTCTGGTGATTTACCTTTTTCATCTTCCAATGAACCAGGTGTAATGTCAGCACCGACTGATTGCTTTTCAGTGTTGGCATCTTTTTGTGCTTTAACTTCAGCTTTCAATCGTTTGGTTTCAGCCGCTTTCTGTGCAGGAGTTAAACCACCGAGTTCTACCATGCCTTCAGGTAGCTTCTTAGGTATATCAACTGCACTTAAACTAAACTCAGTACCTTCTTTACGTATTGCACCACCAATAAATCGTGTGCGGTCAGTTTTAAATCGTGCCATGTCATGCTCCTAAATGTGAATGCAGGACCAGTCACCCAGTCCTGCGTTCATTAATCAATACTTATGCACCGTATTGATTGGTTTGATTACCCATTGAGATACCTGCGGAAATTTTACCAGTTGTAGGTGCTGTACCTACCACTGTGTAACGCATTCCCAAGTAACGACCGACAGCACCTTTCGGCACATCACACTCATTAAACTGCCAGCCTGCTACTAAGTCAGCAAGTAAAACAGTTTGAGATACTAACTCAGTACCCAATGCTGTAGTAGCACCAGTTTCAACAGACACTTTCAAGCTGGTAAGGTTGTTGAAACCCTCATCTACTTGAACCAATAAAGGAATTTCATTACCTTTACCTTTATCGCCTGTTAAAGCCGCCGCACCACCATAAGGTGTAGCACGTACACCTAAGTCAATAACATTCGTAGAAACCGCTGTAGCTGTAACAGCCTGCGCATCTGAGAATATTTGTTGTTGTGATAAAATCATAACTTTATTCCTCTAAACTAATTAATAAACGCGGCGATTAAACTACGCGAGCTTCAGTGTTAAGCAATGCATCGCTTTCACGTAAAGGCATACCACGGTATGTCAACACTTCCTGGCCTTCAACTTCCATCGGTTTTAAACGAGCAAAGTTATCAGAAGCACCAGCGTTAGTAGCAAGCGCATCTAATGTTTCAAGTACATCACGGTTTGCATAGATACACTGTTTACCGGCCGCTACACGACGTGATTGCATACGCCAGTACGCTTTACGTAACAATGCATAAACATCAACAGAACCCGCTTCCATCAAACTGACATCGATGTTCGCAACACGAACAATGTAACGCCAATCTTTAACAGCCAAACCTACATGCCAGCGGAATAGTTCTTCCTTACCGTAGTAAGCATCACCGTTGCCATCAGTAAGACGTTGCTCACCCATGTCAGTACGTTTAACACCTGCTTGTGTACCTTCAGGGTATAACAACATGCACGCATTTTCTGACCAGGTAACAAACCAGATTGAAGTATTGTCAGCACCAGTACCACCACCGTCGATGATTTGATTACCAGTTGCCGCACCTAAATCGTTGAAACGTGGAGCTAGACCCATGAACTCACTAGGAGAATCATTAGTGTTGCCGTAGAACAATTTAGTTGAAACTTCTTGATTCATCGCTTCTAAGTAAGACATCGCTTCAGACAAACGAACCGCGCCTTCATTCTTAGAAATTTCTAACAAGCGAGTGTCAATCGTGCTTAAACCTTCCACGAAACCAGTTGTGTCTTCTACTTGTGCTTTAGAAGATTTACCTTGTGGAATACCTTTGTACAAACGACCCCATGTTACTGAAGGTAAACCTGTACGTACTGTGTGAACGTGCTTAGTTCCACTGTTGCATTCTACTGCAATAGCATCTTCTAAGATTGGATTCATTTCTTTTAAAATCTCAAGGACTTCTGCAATTGTGCCATCAGGGTTCTGGCTTTTGTACAAGTCGATGAGGTCAAAATAAGTTGCGCCTAATGTAGCCATAACTCTATTCCTCTTTGTTATTTAGTTGGATATAAAACAGAAACGCGGTCTTGCGCACCAGTCGGACCATTCCCACCATTACCTGGTGTGTCTTCTTGGGTTGCCTTTCCTACGCGATACATAAAACGGATCATTTCAGGGTTGTTACCAATCCCGTAGTTATCCATTAGTTCTTTCAATTCAGGACTACCGAACTTCTCAATAGCTTGAACTGCCAGTTTAGAACTCTCGTCAAACTTGTCGCCGCCGAACTCTTTGTCCGACTTAGATTCGTTGAACCAGCTTTCTTTCTGATTTGAAAACGCTTCGCCTTGATCCTGTGCTTGTGCCTGTCTGAACTCCGCGAAAGCACTGGCAAACTGTTGAGCCTGTTCTTGTGTGAATTTGGCTTCATTCATTAATGGGCCAAACGCATCAACCGCAGACTGGTCGAGTTCCATACCTTCGGGTAATTCTAATTTGGCAAAATCCACGGAAACTTCATCGCCGTTGTCGCCCTCACCCCCATCATCTTTAGTTTCACCTTCAGAATCAGGTTTGACATCAACAGGTGGAAGTTCTCCACCGTCAATATTATTGTCGTCAACTGGTGTAGCTGGTGTAGCTGGTGGATCACCACCACCATCAGCCGGTGCTTCTGCCAGGTAACGAATAAATTGTGCGTATTTATTCAATCTCATTGCTATTTTCCTCTATCATCTTCATAAATAAAGCAGGTGATGCTTCTTGTAACTCAGCCGTGAGGAATAATCCTATGTTACGACTGCCTTCATTGAACGTAGTGTTTGAGTCTGGTAGCTGTGGGTTGTAGCTTGTACGGTACAAACCGGTTCTATCTAACAACCGATAGATGAAACTCCGACCTGATACCGATCCCATAACGACCTTCGCCTGTTCTAGTTCCAATCTTCTTAACTTTTGCACTTCATCCATGTTCATAATTAAACACCGGTCTGTTGACGAACAAAGTCAGCAATTGGATTTTTACCACCTGTGTCAATCTGTGAAACATCACGACCCATCTGTGCCGCCTGTTGTGCCATTTCCATTTGTTGCTGTTGCTGTTGCTGTTCAGCCGCTTGTTGTTTCATCTTGGCCACTTCATCATCGCCGCGAAC